TGGCGCAGGGTCAACTCGCCCTCAACTTGGCCGACCGCCGACTTTACAGCAAAGACCACACCAACGAAGTTTTCAGAATAGCCCGCCCCCGCGACCCCTCCGACTACCAGCTCCTCCACGCCGTGGACGGCGACCACCTCTACCTCGGCCGCCTCGCCTGGGCAGACTTCCCCGCCTCCGGCCCCGCCGAGGACTCCACCGCCTGGACCATTTACAAAATCACCACCAACTCCGCAGGCGATGTCGTCTCGGAGCAATCGGCCGTCGGCCAGTGGTCTTCCAAAGAAACCCTTTCATACAGCTAAAACATGATCGCAAACGCACTCCCTCGCCCGCTCACCGCAGGCTCAGTAGACAACGCAGTCCTCCGCGCAGATGGCACAGGTGGGTATACCGCGCAAGGCAGCGACATCGTGATAGATGACGCAACTACAAGCACTCAAAACAATGTAGCCATCGTCAACGCACACGCAGGCCAAACCAACTCCGCGCTCGTCCTCACGCCAAAAGGCACAGGCGCGCTAATTGCTGGGCCAAAACCGGACGGGACGGCAGTTGGCGGCAATGCGAGGGGTGCAAGGGCCATAGAACTCTCATTGTCGCGCACGACGGCGACACAGGTTTGCTCAGGATCAAACTCCGTAGTTATTGGAAATGAGTGTCAAGCTATCGGAAGCACATCGGTAGCGATAGGGTATCAAACGGGGGCAAACTCGACCGAAAGCGTTGCCATTGGAGCTTACAGCACTGCAAGTAATTCGGCAACAGCGGTAGGACGCCAAGCATCGGCCTCTTCAACAAACGCAACAGCAATCGGCTATATTTGTTCGGCAAGTGGAGATGGCTCTTTTTCTGCGGGTTTTTCAAATACAGCCAGCGGTTATAGATCAGTTGCGATTGGTCAACAGGCTCTCTCTGACAGGGCGGGTATGTTGGCTCATTGCGGAGGTCGATTTGCCGCAAACGGCGATGCCCAGCGCGCCCGCTTCGTGCTGCGGAATAAGACGACCACCAATAGCGCAGTCGAGCTATTCCTCGACGGCAGCAGCACTCGCCTCACGATCCCGTCCGGCAAAGTCCTCGGCCTCACCATTAACATCACAGGCATTTCCAGCACAGGTGCAGCAGTTGCGCACTACATGCGGCAGTATGCTCTCAAGAATGTATCTGGGACGACCAGCGAGGTTTACGCACCCGTCACTATCGGCACAGACAACGCCGCTGGAACAAGCATCGCGCTCTCAGCAAGTGATGCGTCGGACGCCCTTGTAGTCAGCGTCACTGGAACAGCCTCTACTATCTGGCGCTGGGTCGCCTCGGTCGATGCCGTCGAAATCGCCTTCGGAACTTAACCAAAAACCACATGAGAACATACGGACTTATATTCGCAGACGGACGCAAAGAACTCTCCAGCATCGTGCTGGACGAAAATGACGAGCCACGCATCGACACCATCCGCCCATACCCCTGCCCAGAAGATTGGGTCGATCCGCAGATCGTGCCTCTTGTCAAAATCGAGCAACCCGAAAGCGGCGACTGGGAACCGAACCTCGTCTGGTTCGCAGATCGCGTCGAGCGCCAGTGGATTCCAGCTAACTCCTAACCAACCACGACCATGCCAAACGAACTCAATATCGCCCTCGCCACCACCGGCCTCACCGTCACAGCCCAGCCCTACCAAAACGGAGCCGCCGTAGGCTCTGCCATTTCCTGCCCCGAAACCGGAAGCACCGGATTCTACTCTGGCAACATGGCAGGCAGCTCAGGAACATACCAAATCGCGTTCCGCGCCGCCGGAGCCAATGTCGGCAGCGGCAGCATCGTGTGGGATGGCACAGCCGAAGTCGCCACCAGCACGCTCACCGCCGCGCAAGTCAACGCGGAAGCGGACACAGCCCTTGCCGATGTCGGCCTCACAAGCACCGTTACCGGGCGCATCGATACCGCGATCTCATCAAGGCTATCGCCATCCGGCACGCTGGCCGTTGTGACCACGCTTACCAACGCGCCAACCGTGCCAAGTGCAGCCGATATTGCCTCGCAGGTGAGAACGGAGCTTTCGGTTGAGCTTGGGCGAGTGGACCAAGCCATCAGCACACGCCTTGCAGGATCGGCCTACACCGCGCCAGCAAACTCAGACATCACCGCCATCAAAGCCAAAACCGACAACCTACCCGCCTCGCCAGCAGCGACCGGAGATATCCCTTCGGCCAATATTACAGCCATCAAAGCCAAGACGGATCTGCTCAACACAGATCGCCTGGCGCAGGTAAGCACCGTCTCGACGACAGGTGCCCAACTGGCAGCCGCCTTGAGCTAACGCCATGGACCAACAACAAGCCACCGCCTCATTCACCGGCCTGCTCGCTACGGCGAGCGGGATCACGGTCTCCATGCTGCCCGAGCTTGAGGCGTGGCTGCGTGTGGCCTCGCTCGTCATCGGCTGCCTGGTCGGTCTCGCTTCGCTCTATGCCATCCTCAGAAACAAAAAGCACCCCCATGAATAAAATCCTCTCCCGTCTCAAAGAACCGTCCACATTCCGTGGCCTCGCTATCCTTGCCGGTCTCGGTGGCATTGCCATCGACCCCGCTCAGGTCAACGCCATCGCCGCCGCAGTGGCGGCGGTGATTGCCCTCATCGAGGTATTCCGTAAGGAAAAATGATCCACCCCGCCCAGATCGTCACCGGCCTGCTCGCCACTGCCTTTGCCGTAGGAGCCCTCCTGCTCCTCGGTGGATGCAGCACGCTGGGCATCTCGCTCCAGACCGACTACGGGCAATTCAGCTACACTCTGCCTGAGCTGCCAAAGCCTACATCAAGCAAATGACCCATAAATTTTAATCCTCTCGATGCTCCCCCCGAGCCGTCCACAACAAGCCAAGTCCAAGACGCAAGCCCTGCTCACCAAGGCCCGCGTGGATGATGCCGTGGCGCTGGTGGGCATTCGAGGCTACTACCGCGACAGCATGGGAGTCCCAGGCGAAAACGACCGAGGCATCTACGACGACGCCATTTTTCTCGTCTCGCCAAACGCCTACGCCACATTCAATTCCAACACCGATCCTTCGATGCGCCGCAAAGGCATCGCTGTGCTGAAGCCCGGCGTGCATCGCTACCGCAAGGGCAAGCACGGCCTTAGCAAGCCCGGCGGTGGCTATCCCGCGCTGCGCCCCGCAAACCCCGCCGAGGAACTCCCCGTGACCCGCGACGGCACAGGCGACAGTATGGGCATCGCCATCAACATCCACAAAGGCGGCTATCGCACAACTAGCAGCGAAGGCTGCCAGACTATTTACCCCAGCCAGTGGGAGTCTTTCATTTCCCTGGTCTATTCCGAGATGGACCGCGCCGGGCAGAAGACGATCCCTTACCTACTCACCGAGGAAGAAGCATGAGTGCCAAACGCAAGCCCGCCACCCGCAAAGCCGTGCTGGAGCGCATTCGCAAGGAACTCGTCGAGCAATTCGATGTCGGCCTGGCAGTGGTCTCTTGGGAAGAGGGCGGCACGACTTACCACATGGATTTAAAATTCGGGAACCAATACGCCGTCGAAGCACTGGCCGACAGGACCAGTGACATATTGTTCCCCTACGAAGAAGACGAAGAAGAAGAGGAGGAAGTATGAAGACCAACAAACTGCAAAACATCGTTCACGCCAGCCAAGTCACCGCCGCGCAAAACGAGGCTGCGCAAGCGCGAGCACAACTTGAGGCCGAGCGCCGCGCACACGCCGAGACCGTCAAGGCTCTTGAGCGTTCCCGCTTCACGAAGCCGCCGCGCAAGGTTGCTCCGCGCATCTCCAAGGCTGGGACCGGAGACATCGTTGAGGTGATTTTTTCAGATGTCCACGGCAACAAGCACGACCCTGCCGCGATGGCTGCTTTCCTGGGCGATCTCAAATCCCTTAATCCCGACCGCCTCATCATCGGCGGCGATTACATCGACTGCGGCGGCTTCCTCGCCGAGCACCACACGCTCGGCTATGTCGCCGAGACCGAAGATTCCTACGAA